CTGGACAAAGAGGAAGTTCAACTACTCCAGCTCAATTCCCGCCATTTGGTGGCTAATAAACTTAAAGCTTATAGCGCAAAAGCCCCGCCGTTTGGCGGGGCTTTTTTGTATACGTTCATTGTTTTTCGTAAAACGCCAAAGTTTTTGTGTAATTAATAATAAGGTCAAGGGTCATGCCAGTAAAACTACAAGCAGAATTTATAGGATTAGAGAGAAGCGCTCAAATTGCCGCTCAAAGAGCTGGAAGAAATCTTAAAATAAACTTAGGGACAAGCGCTAAGAGTATTGAGGGACTTTCGCAACCTCTTGGTCGAATTACAGGTAAGGCTGATGAGTTTACGAAATCAATGGAGGCTGCTAATGCCCGTGTTTTAGCCTTCGGAGCATCTGTAGCTGTTATAAATGGGGTAAGTCAAGGTTTCAGAAATCTAGTTGCAACCACTATCGAAGTTGAAAAAAGTTTGGCAAACATAAATTCGATTTTAAAACAAAATGCTGCACAGATAAACAACTTTAAAAAAGAAATATTTGATGTAGCCAGAAACACTGAGCAAACTTTCCAAGCCACTGCTGAAGCCGCTTTAGAGTTATCCCGTCAAGGTTTAAGTGCTACGGAGGTAACAAAAAGATTAAATGATTCTTTGGTTCTTGCTAGGATATCTGGTTTAAATGCAGCTGATGCGGTTGCTGGTTTAACAGCTGCTATTAACGCTTTCAACTCAACTGGGATAACTAGTTCTGAAGTTTTAAATAAAATATCAGCCGCCGCTGCATCTGCTGCTGTATCTGACAGAGATTTGATCGAAGCGTTAAAGCGTTCTGGTTCTGTGGCAGTGACCACCGGAGTTCAGTTTGAAGAGTTAGTTGGGATTGTATCTGCGCTTCAAGAAAAAACCGCCCGTGGTGGAGCGGTGATAGGAAACTCATTAAAAACAATTTTTACAAGAATCACCACACTAGATAAGTTACAAACTTTAGCAAACTTAGGAGTCCAAGTAGAAAACTTAGAGGGTGAAGTTTTATCTGCTAATAAAATTATAGAAAACTTATCAGTTGTTTTCGCTCAATTAAGTAGGGCAGAAAAAATTAATTTAGCTGATAGATTAGTCGGTAAATTCCAAATCGCCCCATTCCTTGCTTTGTTGGAAGACTTTAATAGCAAAGTAGTTAGGAGTGCGGAAGTTACTGAGGTTGCTTTTGGCGCGACTAACGAAGCATATCAGAGGAACGCTGCACTTAACAAAACATTAGCTGCTCTAATAAATGAGACCACTCTAAACGCAAAAGAATTTGCTAACGCTCTTGGTGAAATAGGAGTAACTGATTCTTTAAAGAACATATTAAGTTTCTTCTCTAACGTAATAACCAGAGTGAAAGATGTTCTTGAGGGAGAAGGTGTCGGTGGTGATTTTGCTAGAGGAATAGTTAAAGGTTTAAGTAAAGTTATCAGTGGTCCGGGATTAGCAATCTTTGGTGCTATACTAGCAAAACTAACAGTGGATCTAGCTAAGTTCGGAGTGGGATCTCTTAAAACATTTTTTGGTCTTAATAAAGCTGCACAAGCACAAGCAACTCTACAAGGTCAGATTGCTTCTACATTGTTGAGCAATAAAGGGATACAGCAGCAAATCTTAAGTATAGAAAATAGCACTTTATCTATTGAACAGAAACGTGCGCTGCAAAGTAAATTTTTTACAGACGCGCTAAACACGCAATTAGGCGTGATGAAGCGAATGCAAGCTATATCTGCCACGATAGCACCATCTGTCCTGCGTGGAACTAGAGGAGGTGTTGGTAGGGGTAGCAGAGCATCTGGAGGATTTCTACCC